GGCCTTGAGGATGAACATGCCGTCAGAGTCACGTTCCAGAATCATCGTGGTGTCACGATGGGTGAACAGCTCGTCTTCCATCCACGAGTAGGTGATCTGGGGCGTGGGGTTCTTGCGAACCATCGTTGCCCAGCTCAGGAAGGGGGAAGCGTTGGGGGAGATAAGATGAATGTTCTTCTTCATCTCCAGAACAAAGCGGTCAGGGTTGTTGAATGCAGTACCATACCCTGCAAACTCATCCTGACTGTTGTTCGACCCAACATCGAAACCAGTGTCCTTAACAAAGGTCGCTGGATTGATAATAGGTGCAGCCATTTCCGAATCCTTTCATGGCTATCGGTCAGAGAGTATTCGGGTTTACCACGAAGTTCTGACCATCTGATTCAGGTGCTTCTTTGAATTTGTCACCAGTTGGTTTGTCTGTTGCTCCACCAGCGGAGGTTACAGGCGCACCAAGAGGCATGTTGTCTTGTTTAGCTACAGGGGTGTTTTGCTGATCTGAGGCTTCACGAACTTCCTTGTTCTCAAATGCCGCATAAAGATCAGCAATGTTGAACCCGGTTGGATTGCTGATTGTGTTGACGAACTTGTGTTGTAAGTGCTCGGGAACTCCTGTTTCAGCAAGATTTCCCAAGAACTGCTTTAAGTCCACCTCAGCAAGTGCGTTCATTCTGCCACGCTGTTCGGCCTGTTCAGGAGTTTCCTCTGTGGGTGTGACCACGTTGCGAGTTCCCTCTTGTTTAGCTTTCTGCGGGACAGGATTACCGTACTCATCTTCGGATTCATCGAAGATCGTTCCAGCATGAGCAGGAGGATCAACGATTTCGCCCTTGATGTGCTGTTCCAAGACACTAACGAGATCTCCGCTTGTCTTCAGGTGTTCAAGGATGCTTCTGTAGGGGGCATAAGAATCGTTCTGGGCTTGCGCCGCTTTGAACTGCTCGTGCCAGTAGAGGGCATCTCTCTCTTCCTGTTCAGTGTTAACATTGACCTCGGGTTGGCCAGAGTTTTGTTCCGCATTGGAATCAATTACCTCCAGCACAGGGAGTTTTTGTAACGGTTCGGCCAAGGGCCTCATGTCATCAGTCCATCCATCAGGAAGACTGTGACTGTTTTGCTCGTTTGCGTTCAAGGTCTGCCTCCAGTTCGGCCCTCATCTGAATGAGAGCAAGTTTTCCACCGACTTTCTCAACGAGAGCACCGGACGCTGACTTAGCTTCACGTTCCATCAGCTTGATTCGCTCACGCATCATCTGAAGCTCATCGCCCATCCGCTTGCGTTTGAGATCCTCGGTAGCAACTGTCTTAATGGCCTCACGTTCCATACCGACAAGATATTTCTGGCTACCCATTTGGACCTCAGTTTGCTGAAGTGCTCTACGAAGCGTCTGGTTGAGTCCCTGCTCGTTCTTGAGGGCTTCCTCAAGCTGTGCTGACTGTTGCTGGGCCTGCTGGACTTCTCCAGTACGCTCCAGTACCCCTTCACGGTCAACAATATCGGTTTTCTTGAGAACCTCTTGCTTGTCAATAATACCAAGCTGGTACATTTCAAGATAGAGATTCAGCAGGGCCATCCTGTTTGAAGGCATACTCGTTCCATCAACGATAATCAAGTCGTAATTGCCAATGGTAAGATCGTTGAGGGTTTTAGGCTCTCCAGTGAGGGGATCAATCTGCATTTCGTTTGCGAACACTTCACGAACTTCTTCATTGTCTTCGCCAACGACCCTCAACATCTTCTGCGGAGAATAGGTCTGCTGGATCAGATGCATAACAACCAATCCAAGGTTCCTAAGTCCCTGCTTCGCATGTGCGGCCTTGTACTGGATCTTCTGCTGTCCACGTTCCTCAAGGGCAAGCAGGCCTCTATATGTTTCAGGAGCGTCTTGGTTTGAACCCATCATGTGAGCGAAGACTGAAAGGGTGTACTCCATATCCGCTTTGGCTTCACCCTCAAGCTGAATGAACGCAGGGGGCAAGGGCTGAGGGAGTAGTTCCCTCGGTGGCTCCCCACCTGTCGCTTGATACTCAAGGATGAATCCCGGCTGAGAACCCTTCTTCTGGAACTCTTCTTTGTTCGTGATCGTGTTCTTCTCTGCAAGGAATCGGTAATTGCCACTCAACGTAGCATTGTGGATCATGATTGATCGGCGTTTATTGACTTCCTGCTGGAGTCCCTTGATCGCATCGACATCTCCCATGGGGTAGGGATTGCGGCGATGATGCAGGAAGAATGGGACAATGGGGTAGATCGGGGTGCGAAGTTCGTACTCGTCAATGACCGTGTTTGCTCCTGCTGTTACAGTAACCTTGACACGCTTCTCATAAATCTTGATTGCCCGTATCCTTGAATTCTTGTTTTTAACAACATTCTTGTATTCCTTGGGCAACTTCTCGTATCTGTGGATGCTTCCTGTCATCGCATCCATGACTTTCCAATACGACTTCTTCACCTTCTCGTAACACTCAGTAACCCTGATCTTGCCTTCGCTGTCATGGGCTACATAATTGATATTCACAATCGAACTGTTCATGTTCGTACTGGACTGGGCCTCAGGTCTGTCTATGTTGGAACCCTCTTCGATCTCGGCCTTGTTGATAACGCCATCCTTGTTTGGATACATCATCAACAACTGCTCACGAGAGATACGCCTTGAAATGAGAATGTACTGAGCGTCACTCAGATCAATCTCACGGCTATTTGGATCAGCATAGACATCCCATGGCGGGGTAGACTTGATCATCACCTCGCCACGGCCTTCATCGGCATAGGGGTCGATATAAGCCAGCATATAGCCTGCACCCAGAACAAAGAAATCGTTCATGGTTATCTGGTACTGGTTGTCACCTTGGCTGATATGCCACACATGCTGGATTGCGTCTCCAAATACTGCGGCAGTCTTTACATCCCCATCTCCAGCCGGGAATGGCCTGAATGTAGGACGCTTTGAAAGAAAGATCGTCATTTCCTGCTGGATAATAGGCATGGTCCTGTTGATCACCAGAGGAGCCATTCCTCTATCCTGAATGATCTTCAGTTCTCTGTCTGTCCACTGCTTCCCGTAGAAGAAGTCTTCGCAATTGGCCGCATTCAAGGCCCACTCAGAGCGTTGAGACTCATAATCAAGGAAGGTGTTCCAGATTCTCTGTGCCTTGCTGTAACTTATGTAACTAGCCATGAATCTTCCTCTTGATAAAGAATCTCAGGTTGAGACTCGCCTACAAATGGCTCTGCATCTGGTGGAGTCAGGTGCATATTCGCCATATGCAACGCATCGGGTATATCATCGTGTGCGGCTCTTGGCCAAGCAAGAAATTCTGCTTCAAGTTCAGTCATATGAGACTGATGGTACATCATTCCTGACCTGAATAGAGGTTGTAGGCTTCTAATTCGTGCATCTTTGCCTGTTCGTGGTTTGCTCTTCCTGATAGTGACGTAGAATCCGTCTTTCTGCTCGTCCATCCTCTTGCGAAACTGCTCTGCAACAGCCTCTTGGAACTGGATTGTCTCGATATTGATAAGAGATGCTCCATATGTCCTGCATACGTTAAACATCTCGTCTACAATTACATCAATGTCCTTCGTCTTTATGCGTGTATATGGCAATACGAAACGCCTCTGCTTCGAATCCATGCCTAATGGAGCTATCACGGTGAAGTCAGCCTTATGGTTCTCTGAGATAGCCAGATCCACCCCTACACAGACGTTAAGCGGAGTCCATAGCAACTCATCTCCACTGTCAGCGGGTTCCTGTAATCTCACAGCAGGCCCAGTTCTATCAATCAGTTTGAACTCTCCTGTCCAATACTGGAAAGACTCCTTTTTGAAGGCTTGAGTCTCCTGATTGATGGGCATGTTCATGTACTCTTGCCAGAACGCATCCCCTTCTCCACGGTCCTCGTAGGACTTCTTGATCTTCATGAGCCGCTTCATCGGGAATCGCTCAGGCCACAGAGGCTTATCGTTCATGATCGCCTGATAGAAGTGAGTGACCCAGCTCTCATCCTTTTCGATGTCCTTGAGGTAGGCCCTCTCTGAGACAATCGTTCCAATGGCAATCAGTCTTCCATCATCAGCAAGGGAGGGTTCAACTGCCTTTGTCAGCCACTTCTTGTTCTTGTCGATTGCCTCCGGAGTCCCGCTGTTGGTTTCCGATTCGAAATCGTCCAAGATTATGACATTGGGCCGAGTGATCGACTGCCGACCAGTGAGAGTACCCCTGATGCGCTGGCCAGTGCCACGAGCGATCAGCTTCGCACCGTTCGATGTAACAATCTCGTCCTCTGTCCATTTTGGTCCCTCCAGAGATCCGAAGTAATGAAGGATGCGGGGATTCTCGATGAAATTGGTCTTGATGATCCCAACGAAGTTTGAACTCTGCGTGAGAGATTCCGATATCAGCAGGATCAGCAGATCATCCTCCTTGGGCTTGAACAGGATTCTCCACATGGGATAGATGACGCTGACAACGGTGCTCTTGGAGTGGCCTCGTGGAGCTACGATACCAAGTCTGTCTATCGAATTGTCCTCAAGGTCGGAGTAGATCTTCTTGTGGAAATGAGGGACAGCGGCACTCAGAGCCTTGCCCATAAAGGTTCTGGCAAAATACTCTATGCTCTGAGATGCCCTGTAGACCACTTCCTCCATCAAGCCCCACCCTTCATGGAGAAGTAGGCTACAATTACAGCAGTAGCCAATGCAGTAACAGCACTGATCATTGCGGCAATCAACCTGTGGCTCATAACCATATCCCTGTTCTTCTGCACTGAACGCTTGATCTCTTTGATCTCGTCATGGTGCTGGACACAAAGATCGTTTTTGCCTTTAAGTCTCGTACCCAAAGCAATAATGTCGTTCTCGTTATCAGTCGTTTTGCTGACCATGTTCTCTATTGCAGTGTTAAGTCGTTTTAGTTCCAAAAGAACGTGCCGACTCCACTCTCCCCAACCGTTGGGCGAATCAGACATTGGGAAACCCCGGATCTGCTGGTATTGTCACTACGATTGTCTTGCTGTCTTCAAGCGCAACAGATTCATGCGCTGTTCCCTCTGGCAGATATTTACAGGAGCCGGGACTCAGGATCATGATTTCGCCATCAAGCCTGAGTTCTATCTTCCCATGAAAGCATATCAACCATTCCTTCTGATCATGTTTGTGTACTGGCAGGATATTTCCCTTTGGGAGAAACACCTGTAGGATTGCGATTTCGTCAGTCTTGTAAAGTCCCCTTCCTATCATCGGTGGAGTCTTCCCATCACCAATGATGATTTCGTTCGGTTGGTTGTCGGCTGGAGCTGGCGACAGCTTCTTTGTTAGCTCAACCAGAAGCGGTATGTAGCTCTTTTCTTCCATTGCAATCCCCCCGGTCATCTCAAGATCCTCGTCTTGCTTCGTCCCCCTGCGCTTGCTTCTGTATAATTTACAACAAGTCTTGGCTGTTCGTTTGATCCACTGTACCCATCGTAAGCTCTGATATCCCATGTCCTGTCCTTGCCTGACCGCTCTGCTGTACTGAATCTGAATTTCGTATCCCCTGTTTTATTGACGTTCACCAGTTCGCCTGATTCAAGGGCATGGCTTTTTTGACCGGCTGTAAATTCTGTGAAATTGTGCAGAAGGATATATGATGATGAATTATCCCAGATTGCAACAGAGCTATTAACCCCAGCACCTTTCGGCTGAAGGTATGCATGATCATACCAATAGAATGTTGCCCCGGTAATGGTGGCATCATCGGGAATACTGCTGGTGTCTATCAGGCAATATCCAGCCGATACCGTAGCTGTGTTGCTCAGATACCTGACAGTCAGCGTATTGCCTGTAGTTGATGCAGGGTTGCCCTCTGTCCAATCATCAGCACTGGCATTTACGTACTGATCTAGCTGGCTCATGCCCTGACCCCGGTAAGTGCCAGTGTACCGACACCAGAAGTAGTGACCGAGTTCACGTTGAACATCAGAATGTCACCCTTGGTCAACGAGATACTAAGTCCAGTTGCCTGATTCTTGACCGCAGTAGTGACAGAGGGAGTAACAATGACATCAGCAACAGTCGGGGGGTAATTCGCATAACTGTCTTTCCAAACACCTATGGCCATACTGCCGCTAACATCAAGGAACATCGTCCAGCCTGTGATCGTCATGTCGAAAGGAACGACATATGGTTGCCGCTCATCAACAGTGCCCTCAAGGCTGATCTCAATTGCCTCATCTATGCTGTGCTTCGCATCATCAGCAAGGTGCGTGTCTATGGTCGCATGTGAGTTTGTTCCAGCATTGGAAAGATCGCCATGGAAAGCACTCTCAAGATCAGCAAGATCAGAACCCTGCTTGTTTACTGCACTCCAGCCTATCACGCTGTCCTTGATTAGCATTCCGTCAATGGTTACGCCAGCACCAGTGGTTGACTCGTCAATGTTATCAATGAATATCTGACCCTCAACCTCAAGGTTGTTCTGTACGCCAAGGTCAGCACCGGCTCCGCTTGTATCGCACAAGAGATTATCAAAAATGCCCTGGCTCTTCCAATAATCTACAGTAACGATATCACTGTCCTGAATCGCAGGACCAGCAATCAGCATGGACCGGGGATTGTAGGTAGCATTGCCAACACCACTCTTGGGCGTTGCGAATCTGATAAACCCAGCACTGTCGATAATAGCAAACTCGATGTCACCAGTTACAGGCCCACCAATATTCTGGATGACTGTTGCGCCATTCATGTTGTAGCCAGCAGTGTTGCTTGTCCTGCCCCAGACAGAGTTACCGATTCTCATGATGCCGTAATCGGGAGTAACAACATCGCCTATTGTCACATCGTAATCAGTCAGCCCGCCAAGACCACTACCGGGGAAGCCGCCATCCTTGATGAGCAGGCCGTCTACCGTCACGCCAGCCGATGCGGTCTTCTCGTTGATGGTGTCTGTCTTGACTGAGGTGGCCCCAAGAGCACCAGTGACATTCCATGGTTTGCTGACAGTGAACTCAGCAGTGCCATGCAGGAAATAGATTAATCCATCTGAGTCTGATCCTGCACCACGGAAGTAGAAGTTGGTGATACCTGGACTTGTACCGCCGGGGTTGAGATACATGCTCTCGCCCTTGAGATTCGCCTTTGCTGTTATGTCGTTTTCGCTAGTGACAATGCCAGCACTAAGGCCAAGAACCGTCTCTGTTGTCCAGTTGATGTGCTCGTTGGTCAGACCACGATGAGTAGTGTTCGCCGCAACATCAGTATTGTTTTCAACCTCTGTGTCAAAATCAGACACATCAGCGGCTACATGGCCATGAGAGGGGAGGCTTCCAGTAAGCGACAAGTCGCCAATGATATGAACATCATCTGAGAATTCGAATCTTGTACTAGCAAGGACATATTGTAAGCTATCGGCATAGGGATCACCCGAATGCCCAAACAGTATCCTTGGAATTTGGGCTACGCCATCCACGTTGATGTGGAGATCCCAACCGCTCATGCTCATGTAGTTTCCACCAGCATTGAACGCATGAGAGAAGTTCCATTGGTTGTTCCCAGAGTCATATGAAATAGAGGCCCCTGTCGGGCTACCCTCGTAAGCATAAAGAACAGCATTCGCTGAGTTGTCATAATTCAGATATAATGCGCCGTCCTTAATTCTTGTACTTCCGTTATCAAACTCGATTCCATGAGCGGCAGTCTTCTCGTTTATCGCATCAGTAGCGATGCTATCAAACGATGCTACCATTGAGCCAAATGTTAAAACTCCGGTTACATCAAGGTCGCCTGTTATAACTGTATCGTCACTTATGTCAATACCAACCCCGTCCTCAAACGTAAGGCTGGCACTTGACGAAGGGACCAGAGGATCTGTGATGTTTATGCTTCCACCACCAAGAGCGGCTCCAGTGATGAGATCTCTATTGAATACGAAGTGGCCCCAATCCCCGGCATCAGGGTTCGGATACCATCTCAGTGATGGCGTATCAGCACTAAGGTTGGGAAGGCCAAACTTTATCTCGTCATAGTTCTCAGCAGTGCCGGAACCTTCTTGTCCAGCAGGATAGATCCACAGGCTCTTGTCTGTTTCAATGGATGAACCGACCATGACCAGTTTGCTGTTCATTGTGGTTATGCCATCGACAGCAAGAGAACCAAGCATCTTTACTGATCCGGTGAACTGGAGATACCCGCTGGAGTGTGATTCGATCTTATGGTCCTGTGTGCCCTTCAACCAGATCTCTGCCATCGTGGGTTCTGATGATGTTGAATCACCAACCTGTAAGCCTTCAGGGAATCTCCACTCCCTATTCCCACTGATGAAGTCGATGTACGCTGTCTGCGATGCATCTATCGTAGCAGGGTTAAGTCCAAGGTCGTCAAACACAATGAGGCCATCATATGAGAAGCTGATGCCGCCGCTGTCATCGCCCGCCGCATTCTCAAATTTCAGCGCAGTATCAAGAACAGATTGGATAACGAATGTATCTACCGGGCTTCCACCACCACCACTAGCATTATCAACCCAGTATAACCCGCCCGCTGTATCTGTTCCGAGAACCTGCCCTGCGTTGCCATCGCCAGTAACTCCGAATGCCGAAGGAAGGTCTATACCATGCGAAAACTTGAAGAGGTCTGTTGAGACTTGACCTTTCTTGATCCAGCCTGCGTTCAGGTCGCCTTCAGTGTAGAAGTAGAAACCAGAGTCGGTCCTCTGCCCCTGCATGTTGGAGTACACGCCATCATGTGCAAATATCTTACCAGCGAATGATCCCTCATCCCCAACAGCAAACTGAGCCTCTACAGGACCATTTGAGGCAATGATCTTGGCACTTTTTTCAGATGCCGTAATGTTTCCAACAGTATTTTCAATTGATCCATTGACGGTCAGTGCGCTGTCAATTTCAACAGTGCTTTCAAAGAACCAAGGCTGATTTGTTTCCCAACGATGCGGAGACTGATACTTGCATCTGATCCACGCTGAGTCTTCTTTGTGATTGGTAAGTATATATCCAGATGAGTAGAGATATCCATAGGTCTGCAAGTTCCCGGAATCTGGGTTAAGGTTCACACCATTCACAGCCTTGAGCCTGTCAGCGGCTCCGATGGTATGTGTTGATGTTACATTCCCAACTGTTATTATATTCCCGCTGATAGACAGACTCGGAAGACTGACGTTCCTGTTGAGTATGAATGACCCTGCGATTTCCGCATCAAAGTATATGTGTGGATAAGTGCCTTTGTTGTCGTTTCCGAATCTAACCCAGCTCGGTACTTGGTCGCCTTCATCGAACGTAGGGTTGATGTGGATGTTGCCGGGAGAGATGTCTCCACCGGGAGCACCGGGAGCGATAGCCCAGACTACGTTGCCACCAGAGTCGGTAGTGAGAACCTCGTCAGTGCTTCCAGCAGTGATGCTATTGAGATCAAGAGAGTGGGTCGGAAATAGCGAGAATCCGTTGTTCGCGAATCTTATCTCGCCATAGTTTGAGCTTGGCGAACCCTCGTACAGCGTTATGGTCCCTGCTATTTGGTTTCGATAGGTATTTACCGAGAGTTCACGACCGATCCCAAAGTCCTGTCCTGTCATCAGGCGGCTTCCCGTAGTGACAGTGGCATCATAGTGTATCCACGAAGCAGTTCCCGGCAGATCAAAGTCATGCTGGAACGATATGCGACCAGTTGCGCTGTGGTCACTTGGCGACCTCAGCATTATCCCGCCTGCCTTCATATCCAAAGCGTCATTTAGGCTGTCTGTAATATCAATATTCTCAAAGGTACTTGTCAATATTGAATTGTTTTTAATATCTATTCTTGTAAGAGATGTGCCACCACCAGCAAGAGAAAATGTAACGCTATCATCGCTTGAATAAAAAGCGAGTCTTGAACTCTCACCAAAGACAATGCTTTCCTCTTCCACAGAAAAAGCAGGGTTGTAAACAGAGAGTCCATATATGTATTTGAGTTGATGCCAAAGAGGATCTGTCCCGTCTGTACTCAAGAACCACTCTTCGTCTATCTTTCCTGTCTGGTCTGGGAAATAAGCAACGCCTTCAATCGGGTGACTAAAAACGAATGTATCTGCTGGCGAATAGTAGATGAATGCCGACTGAGAAGCGTCCATGTAGAGTAAGCTCTGCTGGAGCGTCAGGTGATTGCCGAATTCTCCAGTGCCGCTAATGGACAGCTCAGGCGCAACCAGAAGGTCACTGAAAATGAACTTCGTTCCATCGTAACCCAAGCTCTGTGTCACTCCATTGCCACGCATATAGAGGAAGCCAACACCGCTACCGCCGATTGTATTTCCAGAACCGATCCCTAGGTTCTCTTCTACTTCGAAGCTTCCAGAATAGAGAAGAGATCCACCCATCATCGAATTTGCTGTATCGTATCCAAGCTCTCCAGAAACAAAGGTCAGTTTATTCGACTCAAGCGGGAAGCTGATACCACCATTTGCGGCACTGAACGTAATGTCATTCGATAAGCCACCATCAGCAATGAACTGGTCACGGTGGAGCGGATCAGGAAGACTCCCGACTCCAGCACCAGTGATATCGACAAGAACACCACCAAGAACATTAGACAAGTCGAACTGAACACCGTTGTCAGTCGAAATGAACCTGATTGTTTCTTCACCAGTGAACGCTTCGTATTGATCTTGAGACTGCGTATCCCAATGCTGTGTTGATACTCCGCTTGCATGATTAAGCAGTTGCCATATAACCCCACCAAGGTTAGTGGGACTCAGGTAATAATCTGGGTACTTGCCAGTAGTATCAGGGAATACAGCTACACCCTGAATGGGGTGACTGAAGATGAACTCTCCACCTGAGTAGAGAATGCTTCCTTGGTCAAGAACCAGAGTTCCTGCTGTGGATGTTAAGGTTCCCTCGGCAGTCAGATAGCCACCTACAGTTGCATAGCTACCTACTGTCAGGTAATCCCCTATCATGGCCTGACGACCAACATCAAGATATCCACCAACAGTCAAATCACCATCAAACTCACCATTCCCAGTGGTGTAAAGGTTCAGGGTTGTGTTGGTCCAATCCACAGGGACAAGAGGCATGATCCATGCCATTGCGAAATCAGCGGGACTCGTCTTGGTAAGCACTGCACCAGTAGCACCACCAACGGGAAGGTCACTGCCTCCACCGCTGATCGCTATCCCGCCAATCTTGACCTTGATAATCTCAGGGACACGCTGACGGATCTTGAAGATCGTATCTCCCTTGACAGAGATCTTCAGCGTAGTGCTCTTTGTAAATATGTGTTTTTCTATCATGGCATTGCCGCAACCCTGACTGTAGTCTGTTCCTCAATCACCAGTTTCCCTTTGCCGATTGTCAAAGTTCCAGCAGAGTTGATAACCTGAAGATCGTGGATGTAATCCTGTGGATTGATGTCCGTGTCAGTTTCCGAAAGCATCAGCTTCACCTTGTTCGTATCATAGACAACAAGATCAAGCGGGTCTTTCGTTACAACAGCATCGGCGTCTGTATCACTGTTTGATTCCTTGGCCGTATAGAAGAACGACCATGTAGTAACATCAAGATCGCTCTCGTCATCGTCATAGAACTCAAGTGGAAGCTCTCTCGCATCTCCACGGGTTACTACTATGTCGAATTCAAAATCTATGTTCTCAGCCACGGGCTTCTCCTTTACTTGCAGATCTCAGTGATCGCAGAGCTTGTCTCAGCCCATTTCGTTATGCTGTCAAGATTAACTGGCTGACCATAACTGTCAGAGAGATACTTCTCGTATTCGATCAGGACTTCCTCAAGGTCGCTTGGCGGCACCTGTGCGGTCCATCCACCACCTCTGCTCAACGTATCAGCACCGTCAAAGGAAGTGATGAGGTATGGCCAGATGAAAGGATCTGATACGGCTCGTGCTATCAGTTGTTCGCCTCCACTGACAAACACAGCAGATACGGTATCACCTGACCATACCGGATCGGTCACTCTCTTGCCCAAGCTTATCCTTCGACCCATTTTCCTGAATTGAAAATTACAGGCTCCGTTTGCTATACTGGCCAGAGCTTCGGTTGGGTATCCGATGCTGTCGTTCTCTCCACCTTGGAACATCAGCAATGGAGGGTTGACCCTTGAATTATCAAACGCTTCTGAATGCACTACTGCTTTTTCCCACTGATCTTGAGTTTTGGGATAGTAAAGATTCATCAGCTCGTACATCCCGCCGTCAAACAAGCCCGCATATTCATTATCATTGTAGTAATGAACATTGCCGTTTGGCATCAATAGGAATGTTGGCTCGTCATCGAAAGCCTTACGGAACGCTTCTGCAATCTGGGCTGGATATTTCTTTTCTTGTTCGAAGTCGCCGGGATCATCTCTGGACGGTATCCCGTTTCTGTTGAAGTCGAGATCTCCAACGTCTGTCCATGCTGGCCACTGAGGCCATGGAAGATTGATCCAATCCATGAAGACTCCGGTATGATGTCGAAGGTTGTCCTTGGATCTGATATACTTTGAGAAGAACCAAGCCAGCGAATCAGCCATCCCCTCAGCACCGCAATTCAGGAACCTCACAGAGCAGTCAGGAATAGCTTGGTTGGTACAGGGACCATGGACAACATTACCCTTGTAGTCACGAAGCCAGTAGTCATTCCTGTCCATCAGATCAAAGAACTCTCCGTAGTACCCTCCATCGTCCTCATGGCCATTCCTGCATCCGAAGATGTTGATGTAGACCATGTAGATCCAATCAGGATTCCTCGCCCTTACTGAATCTACAAGACCGATATGCCTCTCACCGATGAGAGTCTCGTGACCCATGATGGTGAAGTCGAACTTGGCCAGCTCATCGTAGTCCTCGGAGGTATAGCCATCTGAGAACTTCTCCCAGATGTTGTCTCCATATATCGGGAGACTCAGTTCAAGAGTAGGTGGCCCAGCAAGGAAAACCCCCAAGGCCACTACTCCAGCCACAAGGCCGCTTCCGGCAATGACGAATCTCTTCATCAGCCAACTTCCTTGAATGCACCCTTTTTGGTCAGGGAGATCTTGATGGGGGCATCCCCGATGACAGCCTTGGGCGCACTAGTGGCGGGCTTGCCGTACTTGGGATTCAGGGTGCCAGCGATGTACTTGGGAACCGATGTTGCCACAGGAGCCGCTTTGGCGGGAGACTTCCGTAACAGGTTCATGAATTTGACAGCTCCGGTGACGATCAGATCAATCACCTTGCCATCGAACGGCTCCATGAAGAACGGCAGGGCAATGGCTTTATCCAAGGCACTGACCACAGCCTTGTGCTTCTGGGGGGCCGACAGGGACATCCCCTCGACAACGAGCCTCTCTGCTGTGACAGACAAGGCTACAGCGGCATCGAAAACGAGATCCTTGTTATGCACGATCTCTTTCCACGCACTGTCGTATTCGTCACCATCGTCATCGAAAGGGTTCCAGTCGATCTCCTTCAACCCCTTCATCGCCTTGCTGAGTTCTGATGTCTTCATCGACTTCACCAGATACTTGACCAGCTCATCCTTCTTGATTTCGACCTTCATCACTGCTCCATTCGGTTCTGCCTCTTCCAAGGCAATTTATGCCAGTATCCCTGATGCTCAACGCTTCCTGCCATTACCCGACTCCAAAGGCCGATAAGCAGGATGTTGGTCTTCAGGATACCTTTCATCATTCCATCATCACATACCCATAGTTCTTGGGAACCGTCTTGGTTCACCCAAACGACGTTTTCCATGTTTGATTCATTTCTTGGGGGGAGTGGTGGCGAACCCTCATGGGACGAGTCCACAGAAGGGGTGAGCATCTCGGCACCACCCCCATAGGCGGGATCAGTAGATTTCGTCCTCAAGCGTAACTTCTTCGTCATCCTTGACTCCATCAGTTAGCTCTTTGGTTTCATCTTCAGGGTATACACGGTTGACCCCGTTCTGAATCTGGTCGAGTTCCGTCTGCGGTATTCCAGCGAAGACCTTGGTAGTCAAGCTCACCTGTTTGTTTCCCTTGATACCCTTGATCTCCGACAATGCGTTGAGTGCCTGTATCGAAACTGAATCGCTGTCTGCGTTGTTCGCAAGCTCCTTGTATCTGTTCAGCAGATACCTGTCATCTATCTCAAGTTCAGCCAGTGTATCAGAAATCTTCTTGGCCACGATTACCTTGACCTCTTTCCTCTGCATCAACAGCAAGGCCTTCTCACTGGCGTATCTATCGCTGTTCGCCTTTGGATAGACCATCTTGTAGGCATCCATCGGCTTGTATCCTCTGACAAGATACTCTGCGAAGGCTTCCCATTCAATAGTAAATTTTACATGGGTCTTCTTTCGAATCTTGCCTGAGAAGGTAAATCTCGACTCACGATGCTCAGTGTCCACATATGGAACCGGACTGTCAATCGCAAAGGTTCCGATGCAAGTTCGAATCCATCTCTTACCATTTCTGGGGGATTGGCCAAATGCCAAGACTTCAAGAACCGCATCGTCATCTGTCAGAATATAATCGCCTTTCGCTTCAGTTTCCTTATAGTCCTTCAAATAGTGAAGCCCACGATCATCAGCCTCTTGTGGCGTGAATATCTCGTGAGCTTCGTATCCCTTGCGGGTCTTGTACCGTACAGTTCTCATTTGTAGCCATCGGGCGGGAACCACTGGATGCCATCGTAAAATTTGGCCTCTTCCTCGTCAGCACCTTCGGTACTGATCGCTGGATGCCCTCTCCGCACCCAATGAGCAGGGACAAGGCTGAACAAGGCTCCACAGTCAGGGTTCTGGCACCTGCGATGCTGGTCCTCTCCTCCGGCCACCGCAAACCGATCATACCCACAGGCAGGGCACTTCCACCGGACTTCGGAGCCGGATGCTCTTGAAGTAGGAGCTTCGCCGCCGTTCAAGTTCTCCTCGCAATCGCCGCATTGGCCCAGAACACAGCCAACTCGATAGCCTTCAGGGCTTCTGTCTGCTCGTAACAGATCGGGGTCACAGCCGCTATCCGGACTGCAAACTCCTTCCCGTCATCTCTAATGGCCTTGTGGACTTGCACCTTGATACCGTCCGGAGGATGGTGGGTGAACCTCGTTATGAGTTCCCGGCCAAGTTGCATCCTGTGGACAGCCTCAGCGGCGGCTTGGTCATCAAGGATAAGGGCTTCAGTCGCCTTCCCCGTCATAACGCCCTCGTTGTCTCCACGCCAAGGACGCTCTTTCTCGCTGGACCTCTGCTCACCAGAACCCTTCATCACATCATGCTCGGGGCTGTATTCCTTACTCATAGCTCCAACCTCTCATACAAGTCATGGAGTTGCTTGATAACCTCGGCCGTCCGGTCGGCAGTTCTTCCCAGATCCACCCCTAACCCCGTCATACCAGGAGGGTTAGCAAGGGCCGGTTGATCGTCCTGCTCGGGGTCACGAGTCACTCTGGTCAACTTGCCCTGCAACAACTGGGTTATCTCCTCCAGTGCCGAACACCTATTCTCCAATTCATCTGCAAGCCGGGGGATCTCAGCATTCGGGGAAGCTACAGATACTTCCATCGGCATACTCTGGTTCCCATTCATGGTTACTCACTCCCACGTTAAAGACCATTCCAACACCAACTCCAGAATATCCAAATCAGTAGTGTAAGTCAACCCTAAATATACCCCCCATAAACAAACAACTTACACCAACTGTATACACTCTCACCAAACCTATACTTTTCAGGAAAGCTGTATACACTTCAGACCCTCAGAAAAATAAACACTTATGAAAAAAACTACAAAAAATTCCCAGTATCCCCAATTATGCAAGCGGATCATCGACACCACCGCCTCAAGAAGATCATCTACACATACCGCATATAGACAACTCGTTATCAAATAACCCTGTGAAAACATCAGCAGTTTGTGGATGCACCAAATGATATATATATCCCTTTTGTAGAAAGGTGTTCGGTTCGGTTTTAGTTGTTATTTATCGGATTCGTTTAAATTCGGGTTTTCTAATCAGGAGGATGGAATGAATATCTTCGGCATGGCACTGGACAAATACACGCAGACAACGGCTGGTCAGATACAACTGGCACTGCTGGCTCGTGAGCAAGTGGCTCGTCAAGGTGGAAGGATGATGCGGCCTGAGGTTGGTAATCTCAGGTTCCAAGATGCGGAGGCTGGAGCGTTGCAGAAGGAATACGAAGACGCTGTGGCAACTGGTGATGGAGCGAAGATACAGGCTGTTGCGGCCAAGATCGGGTTGAGCGCGATGAAGACCGCTGAGGCCCCTGAGCCTACTGATACCGGCAAGACTGACGAAGCGCTCAACGTGATGATGGAGCAGATCAAAGCTCAGGCTAAGATCAACGAAGCCATCATGAAGAAGTTAGATACGCTCTAGTCGTAGGGGGAGACTGCAAATCCCCTTACACTACTATTAATAGTTAATACTTGTACATACTCTCTGAAGGACAGTTCTGGAAGACATAACAAGGAGCAATTGTGATGGATGCACAGTTCATATTGGATATATTCTTCGGATGGTTGCTTGGAATACTGAGTGTCTTGTTTGTCATTGCTCTCATAATGATAAACGACAAGGATCTTGGCAATAAGTCCGACAAGGAGTGAGTCATGCCTTACATCTACTGTTTATGTCAGACTCGTCGTGAGTTTGTTGAGGAGGCCACTGATGGGTATTTGTCGTGCAATTATGAGTGTTGCGATGCTACCCCTGAGGAGTTGGCTAAAGAGGATGAGTTTGAGGATGAGAGTGTTGAGATAGATAGTCCGTTCTAGGCTAGTCTATGGTTGGGGTCTAAGACATCTTGGACCCTATTTGTTTACAATTCGGCAAGGAGTGAACATGAATGAGTTCAAAGATGGGTCTATTGAGTCTGATGAGCACCCTTTGGTTAGGATGTTGAAGGCTCTTGGTGTTCCCAATGGTGATGCTGATTGCTCTACTTGCAGTGTAGAGGACTGTGAAGATCGTGATGCTCCGTTCTCCATTGGAGACCAAAGCCCACTCTCAGAGCAGAGTGATGGTATGCCTCGCCCCAAGGATAGTGATATCCCTCCCGGTATGGAGGTAATGGCCAATCGCCTGAGTCGCCCTCGTAACAGCGATATCAACCCTGAAGCTATCAATCGCCATGATGGTTCGATGTCCCATAAGGATGTCATACTGGAGCGTCAGAGGAGCTTGAGGGCAAGGTCAAGATCCTTCAAGATGGGTCTGAAATATGGTGAGGCTAATGGTACTGTCCATGCTTTGATCCATGTTGCCCATCAGGCTATTACCAATGCATTTGATGTAGCGGTACAGCATGGTTATGAGTCGAGTGATCCTGACATGACTGAGGGTTTGAAGCTGGTTCGCAATGTCTTGAGTGATCTTACTGGCATGAGCAAGCGTCAGTTTACTCGTCTTCAGGACAAGGTTTAGTCGTTGGGGTGGGGTAGCTAGTTGTTGCTCCACCCTTTCTTTATCTGGCAAGGAAAGGTTTTACACATGGTTAATCAGTCGCATTTGCAGAAGGCAGAGAACGTATCATTCAAGAACGGTGAGAATTACGGCTTTAGAAAGGGTCGTGAACAGGGCTTTGAACAGGCTTTCGTGGTATTCCTGCGAATGCTTGAGGTCGAACGGGAAAGAACTGGCAACATGGAGAACCGCATCATGATTCGCAAGATCGTGGACAATACCGATGCTCTCAAGGACATCATCTGCCTCTAGATCTCCCTTGCCGGAGAAAATAGAGGGGTGGAAGGTACTACAACTGTCACAGTCCGGGCAAGGCGTGATGTGCTGGAACCTGAAGCCTCTCTGTTTATTTACAAGGAGTTACCATGACAAGTGATGAGAAGCTGGAGTTGTTGGATACCATTGAAGAGCTGGAGATTGCCCTTGCCGACTGCCAATCACGGCTGACGGGAGTGGAGGGCAAGACATATGAGATCATCAATCAACCACGCAAGGCGAATCAGCGAGAATACGTTATGCAACTTGGCGAACTCAACGCCGCTGACAAAATCAATGAAATTCTCTCCCCATCCTTCGCCTGCCCCGGTTGCCAAGAGAAGCTGGAGCGTATTCGTTTTGGTGATGAAGTTGTTGAAGGGCTGGAATCACGGCTGGGGGTGATCAAGGAAGCATTGAACCACGATGGCAACGTGGAAACGACTGACGATTTTCGGATCTGTCGAGCGGCTTTGCTTGATCTCGTGGCGGCACTTGATGGTGATTTCGCCTGCCCCGGATGTGATCAACTCAAAAGGGACCACATAGAGGTGGTCAATTACTGGCGCAAACGTACCGACACAATCCTTGACCGCGAAGCAGAGAAGGACGGCAGGCTGGTACACGTCTACAACGCCGGATACATGGCTGGCCACCACGATACGGTCGAGGCCACCTTCATAGACATTCATCAATCAGACATGGACACATACCATAGTGATGTTGTGGCCGAACTCAACGCCGCACTGGCAGAAAACGAGGAAGGGAAGTCATGAATGAGTACGGAGAATACGAACAGGTCAACGGTACGGTGGTGAACGCTCTCAATGACCGCATAGCAGAACTTGAGGCCGCCCTTGCCGAGGCGAACGGGCTGTTGGATGAGGTGGAGGCATGGCGGCGAACCTACTACCCGCAAACAGGCGGGGTTATACTTGAGAATATCCTCGCAAAACGGAAGGGGAAGTGATGAAACGATATGACATATCTGAAAATGGGGAAATCAAACTTTTCGCTGATGATGGCAAGCACGTTAACGCTGATGAAGCCGAATCCAGCATAGCCGAACTGGA